AACAACCAGTAGCAGTAGATAGATTTACACCTGCAGTAGAAGGTAAAACTTTTGGCACTAGTGGTGCTGTATCAAAACTAGAAGATATAGGAGATGCAAAGTTAAGAGCTAGACGCACATATGGTCCAATGATTGATGCAGTCCAACAAAGAAATCCAGGAATAAATGTTGGAGGTATGGGAAGATCAATGCTTGCAAAAGCAGAACAAGATAGAGATTATGATATTGCTTATATGGTTGCTAGAGGTCAGGGAAAAACTGATGAAACTGCAACGCAAATAGCTCGACAAACTGCAGGATTCCCAACAGATTCTCCAGTAGGAAAACCAACTCCATATAGAGAATTTTTAGGGGAACAAAGAACAAGTTCTATCAGAAAAGAATCAATAGATAATCTTTTAAATCTTGTAGAAACTGGACCACAAATAATACTTCCAGAAAAAGCACAAAAAATGAATGATGGAAGTTCTGCTATCGTTCTAGCTGGTGGTGGAAATAATACAAATGTTATACCCACTATGGGGGCAACTATTGGTGGATCTTCTCTAACAGATAAACATGCCACAAAAATGGCTGTTGATAATGTTTTAGATAATGCAAGACATGAATTTAATCAAAAAGTAGAGCAATTAGTAAATACTACAGGAATGGGTCCTAGAAGAGCTGAAAGACAAATTTATGGAAGTGATGAAATGATAAGAGTAAAAAATCCTGAAACAGGTCGTTTAGAAAAAGTTCAAAAAACAGGTACAGAAGCAGGTAGAAAATTAATAGATGCAATAAAAAAAGATTTAACAAAAACAACAGGATTAAATCCTGAAGATGCATCTAACATTGCAGAATCTGTCATTAATCCAACCACTGGTGAAAGACAATTTAATACAGATAAATTTGGAGATTTAGGAACAGAAACTAAACGAGATATTAAAGATTTAAAATCTGTGCCAAACATCGATCCTGCTACTAATCAAGGAACAATGAAGACTGCTGTTGGTACTGCAATTAGAGGTAGAGCACCAAGTTATTATGAAGCTTTACCTAAAACAGATACAAGAGAATTACCTGGTCCATTTGAAGAAACAGTTCCAGATAGACGTACAGCTACTAGAGGAGGTTTCGGAGCAGCTCTTCAAAAATCAATTGAAGAAGAAGGTGTTTCACCTGCAAAAATGCCAGAAGGTGGAAGTGCTGGTATAGGAATTTACGGAGAAGGAACTGGATATTTAGCAGGACCTTTTAGTAAAACAGCAAGTAAAGCTCCTACAGATACTTTTGGTAAATCAAGTCCATTCAAAGGAGTTAGCGATGCAACTCTTACAAAATTAAAATCAGATATGAAACCTGGAACAAAATCTTTTGAGTCTGTAGATAAAGAACAAAGAGGTCGTGCATCAATGGATGCAGCAAGAGAACTAAGAAAAATACAAACTTCAGGTGATCCAAGTACATCTACTGAACGTGTTGCAAAATTTTTAGATAATTTAAAGAAACAACAAGGGGGTTAGAATTAACTCAAGAACATAAAACAATGACTAAATTTTTATTACCTATTGCGATCAACGTCATAAACAAAGCTGTTGATAAAATCCCAGAGGATCTAGATGAACTACTAAAGAAGTTTGTAGTTTCTATCTTAAAAAAGGCTGCTGCTAAGAGTGGTAACAAAGTAGATGACTTATTAGTTGCACAGTTAGAAAAAGCTTTATTTGAATAAGGCTACTGTTAAAATAGATTTATCCAATGGCTGATAAATGGATTAAAGATGCTATCAAACGTCCTGGTGCTTTTACTAAGAAAGCAGAAGAAAGGGGAATGACTGCATCACAGTTTGCATCAAAGGTAACATCTAATCCAGATGAGTATGATACTCGCACAGTCCGTCAGGCTAACCTAGCTAAAACTCTAAGTAAATTACGTAAACGTAAAAAGAAATAACTATGTCAACATTTGACTACAGATTAAATCGTAAAGAACAGTTACTTAGGAAAGGTGAGCCTATAGATAATACTGTTGATTTTTCTGGTAGAACTAGTCCTGACTTCAGGAATAAGTTTATTGCCAAAATGAAAGATACAAATAAGATGTATCAACGAGAATCACCTGGACAGTTTGATGATAAGACTGCAGATGTTGTCAGAAATAATTTAATCGTACAGGCAGATGATAGGGGACAGTTTAATGATCCCGGACAACAAGTTAAGTCAGATGCTTTCTTAGCAAAGTTCAGACAGTCAGTATTAGTCAATGAAGAAGAGAAACCTAACAGACAGGGTATCTTACAATATATGCAAGGAGATCCAAAGGGTCCACCAGTTAATGGACAGTTCCCAACAGACGGAGTAAAAGTTTCATGATGAACATGGCAGGACAAAAATTAGGTGAGTTCTTTGTAAGACAGGGAATAAAGGTAGGAGGTAAAGCTGGTGGTAAAGCTGTAAAAGAAGGAATAAAAGCTGTAACATCAGAAGGAGTTAAACAAGCTGGTAAAAGAGCTTTAAGAGATACACTTCTTTATACAGCAGCTGAACAGGCAATACCTCGTGCTTTAGGAGCTGATGCTCCTGATATAAAAGATACATTAGTTAGACAGGCTACAGGTAATATCATTGCTGAAGGTGTTACTAGTGGATTAAAGGGAAGAAAGTTTCTTGGTGCAAAAGGAATGGAAGAAGGAAGAGCAAGAACAATAGGTGAACTTACTGGTCAGATTGGAGGACAGGCAATTGCACAAAAAGTATTACCTGGTGAGCAAGCTAACCCATTCTTACCATCTACTTACATGCAGGAAGAAACAACACCATTAGGAGCTGGACCAACTACTCCCACTGGTGCAACTAAGTTTACTGCAGAGCCTGAATACAATGAAGTTGTAAGACCATCAACTACAGACTTATCTGGTGTACAGGCAAGAGAAGCTTTATCAGAAAGAGAAAAGTATGAGTATAGATTAAAGATGGCTCAGATAGAAAAGATGCCAAGTATGGTAATGCATTCAAGTCCTGACTCTACTGCACAAACTATGTTTAATGTTGCACAGAGTGTATTGAATCCAAAAATGCAATATTAGATGAATGAGATTTGCTAATATTGCTAATTACTTTTCAAATAGTAAAGAACTTTTAAATAAGTTTGGAGAACAAATAATTAATGCTGCAAATGAAGTAAAGACTCCTAAAAAATTTGTAAATGATGTTAGAGAAGCTATGGATGCTAACATCAAATTTACTGATTATGGACCAAAAGCAGGTATAGGTAGTAAATATGAAAAGCGTTCAACAGCTGCTCCTTTTGCTACAAAAGTAGCTGGAATGACTGGTAGATTTCTTAGTGATGAAGATAGATATAAAGGAGCATTTAGATTTAATACATTCCGTATGGCATCTGACTTTGCAAGCAAAGCTTCAGAAAGAATGACAGATATAGAAGATGGTATGGGATCAGGTTTGAGCCCTTCAGCAGCATTAGCTTTAAAGTTTGGAGTTCCTGTAGTCATACACTCATTAACAGAAACATCAGGACCAATCACTCAAGGGTTAAGACCAAAAGGTTATAAAGCTGTAGCACCAAAGTCTAAAGAGGAAGACCCTCTTGGAAAGACTCCACGGAATTTAGCAGAAGAAGCTGCTCTTAGATTTTATGGAGGACAGAAAAGTCAACCTTTACCTTATAAAGAATTTATAAAAGAACGTCCTGATGTAATGCCATCAACTGTTGCTGACTATAAACGGTATATGAATCGTAAACCAGAAGCTGGTAAAAGAATAGATATAGATCCAGAAAAACAAACATTTACCGCTTTTGGTGGAGTAGTACGTGGAACAGCTCGTGGATTAAATGATCCAGAGGTAAGAATTAAAGGAGCACCTATAACTGCTTCCTCTGTATTAGGCACTGCAGCTGGTTTAGGAACAATTGCAGCTGGTGTGAAATATTTAAATCCAAGTACAAAAGGTATACACGAAGCAGAAAAAACTATAAGAGAAAAGAAAATCCAGTATAAAGATCTTGTTGATCAATTAGGATCTGAGAATCCTGGAGGTATGGCACAAGAAGTTATTGATAAAACAAGAAAAGGTATTGAGTCAGCAAAACAAGGACTTGAAGACTTTAAAAAGATTAGATTAGAAGGTTTATCACCTGCTGCTAAACAATTTGAAAAACTAGGTGCATTTAAAGAACCAGCAATTTTAGCTGGTGGGCTAGCAGCAGCTGTTGGTACTGCTGCAGTAGCTAAAAAATTATTCCAAAAGGCTGAACAAGAACGAATTAAAAAAGAAGACCCCTTACAATATAAGAAGTACAAACGTGGCGATTACACAGAAGAATAATGTTACCAGGAGCAATTTATTCAGGAATAGACAATTCAAGACAATATGAGGTAGGTGAACCTGGCTTTAAGAAAAGTCAATTAAGACCTAGAAGTAAAAGAGGTAGTGGTATTTTTGATGCTATTAATGAAAATTTAAAACGTAAAGGTGAGATAAGCTATGAAACTAAAGAAAAAGCAAAACAAGCTAAAAACTTAGCAGAACAATTTAAATCAGGAAGTACAAAGATATCTGATGATGCAACTGTAGTAGAAGGTTATAGAGATCCTGGATTCAGTCTCACTCAAGAAGGTTCTGCTGGATTTGGTGGATTGATCGGAACTGTAGGTGGAGCTATTGTTGGTGGAGCAATGGGTAATCCAATGATGGGAGCCCAACTTGGAGGTAAAGTAGGAAGCTACTTCTAAGTTTGCTGCCTATAAAATATTAATCAAAGGAGTTTATTGAAAGGTAATGTCTCAGAATAATCAAAAAAAAGCTGACTATGGAAAGATAGGTGGAGCTTTTATACCGATAGTTTCACCATTTCTTAGGTTTGCTGGTGATGTCTTCAGACCTAAAGAAGAAAAAGAGGCAATGGATGTTCTTAGACAACAGGAAGCACAATCAAATATATTAGGTGACGCTACAGGTGGTCTTAACTATAACCAGACAGGTTATGGAAACATGATGAATGATCCTGCATATCAACAGATACAGAAATACAACCAGGCAATGTTTGATGCAAGAAGAGCTGACATGGTGAATACTGCATTAGCTTTAGAACCTATCACAGATAGATCAAAGCAGAGAGATCTACTACGTCAGGCTGGTATGGCAAGACTACGTAATCAACTTGCTACACAACAAGGATTAACTTTACAGGGTCAGATGGGTGCCCAGCAGATGGCAGGTGAAGGATTAAGAGGAGCAACAACAGCTTTAACTTCTAATTATCAGTATCAGTAAATCTCATGTCGAGAAGAAATAGACCTAAATATGATTCCGGAAGAGCTGAAGATCAGTTTGGGTTTCTGTTAAATAAAAACTATCAATCAGGAGGACGTTCTGCTCAAGTAAAACCTTCTAAAGAAGAGATTGATGCGAATCGTGCCAAAACACAGGACTTTTTACGCACATATATTGGAAAACCTTTAGCAGGTGCTGCTGATTTCTTTACAGGTAATAGATTTGATTTTGATAAACAAGGTGCGAATCCAGTTGTGGCTACACCACCAGCTACCACTACAGAAGATAAAACATCAGGTCCAGGAAGAGAATTGTTATCTGAAGGTGAATTATTAAACAGAGTTGATCGAATAAGAAGAAATGATCTTCTTCAACAAACCGCCTTCAGAGAATTTGAACTTGGTAGATCAGCTCAAAGAATGAAGTCACTTGCTAGAGATATGGCTGAGATGACTGATGTATATGCAGAAACAGCTGCTCAACGTCGTTTGATGGAAGATAAATTCTCACCTACTAAGATCTCTCAGCAAAGACTAAGAGCACAGCAGGGAGAAGCTGCTTTAATGAATGCTATAGCTAATCAGGGTACATCTGCTGCTCAAATGGGAAGTATTGGAACTTCCAGAAGATTTGGTGGTGGTGCTCGTGGCTAAGAGTTTTTAGACTAAAATTAAATTAATAGATTAGAATTTTTGTTATGGGAGGAAGACCACCAGCACCAAGAGTTGAATATATACCTGCTCCACCACCACCTGTCACGGTAGCTACACCAACACAGTCTCTTAGAACTCAAGTTGAGTTAACAAAGATATCTGGTGAGCAGAACAGACTAAATATGGAAACTGGTGCTGAATTAGATCGTATTAATGAAGAGTTCTACACTGGACAAGATCTGAGGAGATACAGAGCCAGAGGTGCTGAAGAACGTCTTCTTACTGAAACAAAAGGAGAACAGGAAAGAGCAACAACAGAAACTAGAGGAGAACAGCAAAGACTTACTGTTGGTAAGACTGGTGAAGAAACTAGAGCAACTAACTTGCAACAGGAGCAGTTTAGACGCTATAAAGAAGCTAGAGATGAACAACAAGCAAAATCAGCATACAGAGCATAACCGATTGGTTAGATACCTTATCTGATAAGGAAAAAGAAACATATCTAGCTTTCTGCAAACAAACTAGTTCTCCGATACAGATGTATCTTTATGCCCGTTTTTTAGGGTATGAAGGTTCTATAACTGATTGTGATACCTGGTCAAAAAAAGAATTTAAGAAAAGAAACTTTAGCACAATACTTGAGATAGAAATAGATTCTATGCAAGTAGATATATCAAAGCTCAGAGAAGCTATAGATCTTGGAGTTGTAAAACAAGATATGGGAGCTGCCCGTATATCTATGCTTCAGAAAGAACTAAGAGCACATATAAAACAACTGGCAGATGAAAAACATCTTACAGATAGACAAGGATTAATTTTAGCTGGTGCTGATAGAGCACTAAGAGAAATACTTTTAATTTTTAGAGATGATCCTATAGAAGGTCCACTACAGGAAGCATCTATGGGTGTATGGACAAAGATCCTTCAGGAAGAATCATAAGTCTTAACAGGTTAGTCTTAGTACATGGCTGGAACAAGTATCTATTCTGTTTATCGTAGAACTGCCCGTGCAGCTGCTAAACAACAAGTTGTAAAGAAAACATCTTCAGTTGATGTTGATAAAGCTCGAACAGATTTTGCATACTTCTGTGATGTTGTAGGAGATAAACCTCCTGCAGAACATATGAAGTTATGGCATGAACATCTGTATACACATCAAGATAGTGAATGTTTAATTAATATTGCTGGACCAAATGTAGATATACTTGCACCAAGAGGATCTGCTAAATCTACAGTGTTAGGTTTATTTACAGCCTGGGCTATTGGTGTACATGCACTTAATCGTAAACCATTAAAGATTTTATATATTTCATACACTGTTGATGTTGCCAGACCAAAGAGTGCAGCAATAAAAAGAATTATTGAAGACAGTAAAATTTATAGAGAAATATTTCCTATGGTGAAAATTGCCAAAGGAATAAACTCTAATGAATATTGGAGTATTGATTGGAAGTTTGCAGGTATAAGATCAACTGGTGAAGAAGAATTTAGTTTATGTTGTGCAGGATTAAAAGGTGCTGTTACATCAAAGCGTTCTCATTTATGTATTATTGATGATGCTATAAAATCAGCTGATGATATAAAGAATAGAGATATTCGTGTAGCTATGGAAGATAACTGGAACTCAGTTATTGTTCCAACTATGTTTGAAGGTGGTAGAGCTATATGTCTTGGTACAAGATTCAGACATGATGATATACACCAGACTACTTTTATTCCTGACAATGATTGGATACAGATAATTCAATCAGCAGTAACTGTTGATGAACATGGTGATGAAAAATCATATTGGCCAGAGATGTGGTCACTTGAGTATCTTAATGATCGTAGAAGACAGTCACCAATAAGTTTTAGTTTCCAGTATCAAAATCAGGTAGTAAGAACAAGTGATATGTCTGTCTCACCTGATCTGATTATTAAAGGTCAGATACCAACACAGTTTGATTGTCTAGGTGTTGGAGTTGATTTATCTGCAGGAGTTAGAGAAAGAAATGACTATACAGTTTTTGTTATGGGTGGTCGAGTAGGAGATAAGATTTACATTATTGACTGTAAACGATTGAGGATAATGGGTAATGTAGAAAAACTAGAAGCCATTATGGAGATGATGATGGAATGGGGAATAGTACATAAAGATCAGGATAAATACTTTCCAACTGGCAGTACTGTAGACATCTGGTCTGAAGCAGTAGCTTATCAGGCATCATTAGAAGCTGACTTTAAACGAATATGTCTAGAAGAACAGGGACTTTACAATTTACTCTGGCATCCAGTAAAAGGATTCAGAGGAGATAAAGTTGCCAGGTTCAGGGGAATCATGGGCTTATTTGAGCAACATAAGATATTATTTAATAAATATCGCAAATTCCAGGCACTAAACGATGAGATTGTAAATTTCGGAGTTAGTTCCCACGATGATTGTGTTGATGCACTGGTCTGGTTATGCAATGGATTAATGTCCAGAGGAAAACTAGAGTTAGAGTATTGACGAATTAGACTATTAAGAGTATCTAACATGGTAGCCAATTTTTTCTATAAAGGTATTGAACTAGAGCAAGACGCTTATGGTTCTGCTATATTCAATCTTCCTGATGAAGTATGTCACGATCTAGGTCTTCAACCTGGAGAACGCTTCGACATTGAAGCTGACGATGAAAACATTATTTTTAAACGACAGGCAGCTGGCTATGAGATTGATGCGTAATAAAATAATAGAAAGTGCCTAGATGAACAAAACTAACTCTACTTTTGAAGCAATGCTCAAGGCAGCCATAAGTCGTGATTCGACTGGTGGTGCTACTGATACCATGCTTATTCATGCTCATCTGGCACAGATGAAGATGTTTGGTATTCGTCAGGGTGTTGAGTTTTACCCTGAACAGGATAACTTCGGATCACAAAGATATGATTTTATACAACAGGTAATTAAGTTTAATCAGCTTGATGCAAGATTGGATTCTATATGGGATCACTTTTTAGCTTTAGGAAAAGGCTTATTTTATATTCGTCCTACTCAAAAAACATACAGACTTTATTGGTTTGATAAAGATTCTTATAGAACTTTCTATTCTCCAGAAGGAGAGTTAGAAGAAGTAATAGTTATCTATCCTTATAAAGTTAAATCTAATAGAGGATTTAGTGGATCTCAAGTTGGTTTGAATACTGATAAGAGATATATGCGTCTTCGTATTACAGCAGAAACTATTGAAGAAACACATAGTGAACAAGAATTAAGTTTTGATAATCCTGCTGAATTTACAACTTTAAATAAAAAGACATTAGATAACACAATGAGATTTATTCCTTGTGTTGAAGTATTTAATAATCCTGATGCTTTTGGTACTGATGGTAGTGGTGAGTTTGATTGGATATCTAACCAAATTGTTGCTCATGATGAAATGGTTAAAAACATTAGAGCTAACCTTTCATTTTTTGGTAATCCAACTTTATTATCTTCACGTCCTAAACAGGACATTGTTGAGAGTGGATCAGATGCTCCACCACAAAGACCAAGTATTTCCAGTCAATCTGGATTTACTTCTGATTTGAGTACACTTCAATCTACATATAAACAAGACCCTGTAACAAGAAATCCAGCCGGATATATTGGTAGTCCAGGTTCAGGTATGAGAGTGCCTAGAGTTATTGCTAATTTAGAACCTTCAGATCGTGTTGGATTTATTACACCTAATGCAGTAAGTACAGATCAATCCAGATATGTAGGACAACTAAGAAATGAAATAAGATTAGCTTTAGGTGGTATTGATGACATATCTATTAGTAATGTAACTGCCACTGAAATTAAATCTCAATATGGAAGAGTAAGTGCAACAGCTAGAAAGAAATGTTTACAGATATATGAATATGGAATCTGTAAATGTTTTGAGTTAATGATCTTCCAAGAAGAACAAATATTCCGTCAGACATTAGCAGAAGCTTCTGGCATTAAATATCCTGAATTACCTGTAGAAGAAACTCCCGAAGCAATGGAAAAATATGACAAACAAAAAGTTAATTATGAAAAGAAATTACAAAAAGCAATTGATGTTGCAAGAGAGACAAAAGAGATACCTCCTGGTGTTCATGGACTAGTTCCAGATGGTGAAAGAACAGTAGCTTGGAGATGGATGGGACCTGTGTATGAAGATACTGCACAGGATAAGGTACAGCAATCCATATTCTGTAGAAACTTACAAGAATTAGGGGTTGATAGCATAGAAGCACTGAAGTATTTATTCCCATCAAAAACTGATGATGAAGTTGCCGGTATGTTATCCGGTTACCCATTCAGAATGGTAGGACAAGTACAAAGGGCTTATTCTCAATTCCTCGATCTAATAAATCAAGAAATGAGAACACCACATCCGCAGCAACCGGATATTCCGATGGCTGCAGATCCGAGACTTGATCTCACCCCTTTCTTATATAGAACCTTAGAATCACTCCAGAAGGAAGTAACTTATGCAGGCAGATACCGCAATGCCGACCCAATCGGCACCCCAACCATCAGTGACCCCACAAGTCAATTACGGGGCACCAGTGCAGACAGCAGCACAGCAGCCAGCGGTGGCGACAACACCTCAATGGGTAGCTCCACAACAGGCAGCGGTGGCACCAGCACCACAAGTGCAAGCCCAGATGGGTACAACACAAGTCCCATACAACCCTACACAGTCAAGCCCCCAGGTCAGCCCATCGGCACCAGCAGCACCAGCGGAGAATCCTTACAAGGACGCATTCAACCGGGTGGTAGGGCTCCTGAGTTCACCAGTCCAACTCCCCTTCCTGGGTCAACAGTCTCCAGCGACACAAGAGTACGGCCAGGCGAATTACAGTTCCCCACAAGCTCCCTCATACAACAATCAGGGTCAGCAGATATCGCAGCCTTTGAACGGGAGCAACCAGGCATACTCCAACAACTCTTCCCAAACTTCGCAGGCAATCAGCGACCAGCAACTCCTAGCAAACGGGGTAAGTCCAGAAAGTCTTGAAGTAATTAATCACTTTGGTGCAGATGCTCCAGCAGTTTTAAATACTTATGCTTGCCAGATTGAAGATGCTTTAATCACAACAAATAATCAGTTACAGGAAGCTGTTGGATTATTAAAAGAAATTCAAGGAGAGCATCAGTCTTATGAGCAGATCTTAACTGATCCTGATGTATTAGCTGATTACACATGTGAGTTCTTTGGTCCAGAAGGTCCATATCCAGTAGAAGAGCCAGCAGGACAAGTTGTAGGAAATCCAGGAATAACACCACAACAGCAGGCAGCTGCATTACAACAGCAGCAAGCTGCAGCAGCACAACAGCAAGGACAACAGTTCGCACGTCCTCAGATGCCAGTTCCTCCACAGCCACAAGCTCCAGAAAACACTGGAGATTTCTGGAATAACTTTGGAGCCTTAACTGATAAGGATCCTGCTAATGCATGGAGATATTTAAATCAGGCACAACAAACACCTGATATCTTCAGAAATAAAATGTTAGTAATGGAATAGGATCATGCCTATTCCTTTAGCTGGATTAGCTCTCGGTTTGGGAGCACCAGCACTTTCATATATGCATGGCAAAAGTAAAGGCAAGAATGATCCTTCGAAAGGAGGATTATTTGGTACCCTAGCTACGGGAGCTTTACTCAATCCTTTATCAGGTATTGCCTACGGTATGGGACATAGAGCTGGCAGAGATGCAGCTGTTGATCAAGCCATGGATGATATTCTTGGAAAACCAGTTAAACTACGTACACAAGATGTAAAAAGAGATAAAAGAGGTAAAGCTCTTTTAGATCTTCTCGATGGAGGTGGATCAGGTCAGATGATGAACCAGTATGGTCAACCATTTAATCCACTTGCTGCAGATATAAATCAACAGATGGGAGGATATAACCCTTTCCAGATGTATAAATATTAATGAATCAAGTAGCAGGGACAATTGGTAGTACAGCTGGAGGTTTAGCTGGAGGAGCATTGTTAGGAGTACTTGATGGACCTCTTCCTTTTGGAGAGATGGCTGGTGGAGCTTTAGGTGGAGCTATAGGAGGAAAGATAGGAGAGACGATTGGAACTTATATGCCTAAGATGCGTATGGCAGGTAATATATTTAAAATGGGAATAGCAGATCCTAATAGACATCAAGTACCATCTATTTTGCAGGACTATGTTAAATACTGATAAGCTAAGTCAGTTTAAAATAAGGGGAGTAGTAGATACTCCCTTTTTTATTAGATAATAAGATTATGGTAATGCCGGTATATGACCGAAGAGGTAATGAATTAATTCATGGAATGCCTCATGGCATGGGTAAAAAAGTAGTTCAAGGAGCAAGAAAAGCTGGCGAAGCTTTACGCACAGCATTTGGTGGAGGAGCAATAACAGGAGAGAGTGCAGATCGTAGATCACCAACAGAAGAAATGGTTATGGGTAATCCAATGGCACATCCTATGGCTGCTGATTCTGTGAAAATGCCACAGGATTTACAAGCTGGTTATATGCACATGAATAGATTTGGCTCACCATTACCTATACATGGATTAGGTACACCAGGTAGAACAGCTATGGCAAACAACATGCAAGATCAAAACTTTATGGCATATCACAATGCGATAATAGGTATGCGTAACCCTGTAGGAATGATGGGAGTACCTTTTGGAGGAATGAGCTAATGATGATGGATAATAATCGTAAAGAAGCTTTAGATAAAGCAACTAAAGCAAAACAAAAAATGATGGTACAAGCTGAAATGATGAAGCAGCTTCAGCCCACAGTTCCAGAAGTAACTGCAGCAAACATTGATATGCAGCCAGCTATCATTCCTAATCCTAAGCCAGATGGTCCTGTAATCAATGCAAACGTATTTAACCCAGGTAATCTATATCCAGGAATATCAGGCAGCTCTAAACTTGCTGCTAACTGGAATCCTATGATGGACCCAGCAGCTGGTTAGAATTTAGGTAAAGAAGGTATAGGAGCAGTAGGAACTACATCACCTGTTACGCTAGGAACATCAGGCATAAATCCACCAATCTGATCTTGAATTAAATCTTTGGCTTGATCCATAATATATTCTTTTATTTCTTCTTGTTTCTTTTCATTAGTTAGAGTTAGATAAGCATATCCAATTAGTCCAACAACTGCACCGGATAGAAGAAAGGAAACGATTGCAATCGCATCAATTACTTTACGCATTTTAAAAAGGTATTTGATTTAATTATATCTCTTATACTAGAAAGTATGAGATTAGCTTCTATACCTGGTTACTACCCTAGTTTTCCTGTTAACTATTCGAATATGTATAATGACTATTCGATGACAACAGCTGGATTGGCAGATCCTTTTTTACCACAGAAGAAAGAAGAATCTAATAAGTGTAACTTTGTAGTTTCATATATAGGTAGAAATGAACCTAAGTTTGAGATGAATAATCCTCATTACATGAGGGAAGTATCGAGATCTTATTCTGATAAAATTCCCCCTGTTATTCTTAATAAAGAGCCAATACAAAATAGATTTTAATGGCACAAGATGATTCAAAATACACTAAACCTGGATTACGTGAGCGAATCAAAAAACGGATCACAGCAGGAAGTAAAGGAGGAAAGCCTGGTCAGTGGAGTGCAAGAAAGGCTCAAATGGTTGCAGCTGCATATAAAAAAGCAGGTGGAGGATATAAAGGTGGGAAAGGTAAAAAGCAAAAAGATCTGAAACGCTGGGGTAAAGAGAAGTGGAT